TATAAATATTACCCCTCCCATCGATGCAAGCCCTAAAGCCTTATGGGCTTTTTATAACAACTAACCTCGAAAAAACAATGAAAATGAATTCAAAACAAAACAAAAATTGAAATGAGCAGCTTTATCGCAAAAACTCTTCAAAAAGGAATCTGATGAAGATGCCGCTGTTGCGGCAATGGAAATGAAGGCTGAGAACGAAAGCCTGAAAAATAAAGTATCCAAAATGGAAAATGAAATTGAGGACCTCAAGGCCAAGCTTGAAGAATCCAAAGCGGAAGCTAAGGCCAAAGAAACAAGATAAAGGCCGTGGCCCTCATCAACGACGCCGAGAAAGCAGGTAAAGTATCATTTAAGGATGATGCCGACAAGGCAAAAGCCATAGAAAGTGCTATCGCGAATTATGAGGGATTCAAAGCAATGGTAGATGGCATCCAGCCGCAGAAGCCGGAAAAGAAAAATGCAGCCGTGTCGATCCCTGATGCAGAGGGAAAGAAACACAGCATACTTACGAGTACCTTGCAAAGCATGATCCCAAGAAACTGGCGGATATCGCAGAGAATGACCCTGAACTTTTGCCAGGCTCACCGATGAGTACAACGAATCAAAAACTACAAGCAAAAAGATAATTTTAAAAAAAATAGGACAGCAGAACTTTTAAAAACGGCTTTTACCTGGCCGAAATCCAGCCGAAGCTATTTCCAGGCAACACATTTCTAATGCGTGCATTGAATGATGATGCGTTTGTGAATAATAATACCGTTGAACTCCCTCACGCCGGTGATCTGCCTGAGGTGCAGGTCAATAGAACAGTCCTCCCAGCTACAATTAATAAGCGTGAGGACCAGGCAACAAATTATTTGCTTGAGGAACTTACTACCGATCCTACGCTTATTCAGGACAGCGAGGCGTTAATCTTAGCTTATGATAAGCGAGCCTCCATCCTGAATCAACAAGCTTCTCAGATCAGGACGAAGGCAGGTGATCGAGCTCTTTATAAATGGGCCGCAGGTGCGGTGAATTACCAAGCCACAACCGGGGCAGCACGCCCGGCGGGTGGTCCTGCACAAACCGGCAATCGTAAGGCATTAACGATTGCCGACATTCTGGCGGTCCAGCAACGATTTTTCGCTGATAATGTAGTTCCAGAACTGGAAGAGGTCAACGGCGTAGCGGTTATCCCTCCGCGTATGTATTCAGACCTTTTGGCAATTCCGCAATTTACTGACGCGGATAAATACGGAAGATCAAATATACCTTCGGGGGTGATGCGTAGAGCATTTGGATTCGATTGGTACGTACGTAGCAGCGTAACGGTACTTAACGGTTCGGACCAATTGAAGGCTGAAGGTGCTGCCGGAGCCGCTGACGATCAGGATGCTGCTGTATTCTATTCACCGCAATATGTCCGGCGTGCTTACGGAGCCATCAAAGTGTTTATCGATAACGATAAGCCTGAATATTACGGCTCTGTCTTTTCGGCCATGCTTCGCTTCGGTGCCCAGGTGGCGCGGAACGACAACAAAGGAGTGTATTTATTGTTTGAAGATAACGCTTAAAAGCCATGATTAATTATCCTTTCGGTGAAGTAGATCACCAAACACCAGACCATACCGCGACGCATGAAGTTACCATTAGCAATGCTGTTACGATCTTCGAACCAGCCGAAGCCACGGAAAATATTACGATCAATCTAACGATCGATCCCGGGGTAAATGAAGGTGCTTTGCTGCTTTGCAAGATCAAAACGCAAGGCACTGAAACAACCACATTTGGAACGAATATGCTTGGTGCAGGTCTTACTGGCGTTGCCGGAAAGACTCTAACCAAAGCGTTCATGTTTACCGGAACTACGTTCGATGCGATAGGTGCATTTGAACAAATCGATTAAGTCATGGGTAGGAGACGACGCATTGAACGCCAGAATTCGTTTTTGCCGGGTCAGAATACTACACCAACGGATTTGAACCCCGAGGACTCTCAGCATAATGAATTACAAGAGCCTTCGGATGTATCGGATATCCATAATACTGAAGACCTCTCCGAAAGTACCCCTGAAAACGATCCTGCGGGTAGTGTGAAGTCGGCTGATGCTCCCTCCGTTCAGTCGCTTCCCACCCGAATTACCAGTGAGGCACAAGCGATAGCATTGCTAAGGGCCAAATATAAGGTCACGGCAGGATGCAAAACTGTAGTGGTAACAGAGGACGGTAATGTATTCTGGCAAAATCAGGCCAGTTCCGGCATAAATCACGCGCAAACACATAATCTTAAACTGTTCAGAATACAATGGCAGGATTAAGTAAGGTAGTAATTAATGTCGGGCAATCTGGCCTCGGTAGAAGGCCGCCAAATCAGGATAAAATCTCCGGCATCCTTTTCTTTAATGACACGCTTCCATCCGGGTTCAGCACGAGTGACAGGGTAAAGAAAGTTTTTTCGTTGGCAGAGGCTGAAAGTCTTGGTATTGCTGAAGGGAGTGCGGATCATGATGCTGAGCATTATCATATCAGCGAGTACTTCCGGATCAATACGGAGGGTGAAATATGGATAGGATATTACGCGGTTCCAATGTCTTACGACTTCACCGAGATCGCAAGTATGTTGATGGCTACCGGTGGCGAAATCCGTCAATTAGCCGTATGGGCTAACGGCCTTACCTTCGATTCAACTCAAGTAACAACCATTCAGAGTGTATTGAACGCCCTCGATGATGCCTATAAACAGGTAAGCGTTCTGTATTCCGCGAACATGGCCGCTATTACTCCTGTAACAGGATGGAATGGGGTGGATGATCTTCGCACACTTACCGCCAGAAAGGTAACGGTGGTAATCGCTGAAAGTGGATCGGGAAAAGGTGCCACACTTGCCGCAGCGAGTGCAACGAGTATATCAGCAATAGGATGTGCATTGGGTGCAGTGAGCCGGGCCAGTGTTGAACAATCCATTGGCAATCCTCAAAATTTCAATATCAGCGATGGAATTGAAATGGAAGTGCCCGCGCTCCTTAATGGTGATCTGATAAGCACCCTCTCCCTGGCTTCGCTTGGCTCCCTGAAGGATAAGGGTTATTTGATCGCTCGTAAATACCTGCCTGATATTTCCGGAAGCTATTTTGAGCGAGCACCCACAGCCATTGCAGCAACTAATGATTTTGCATGGCTGGAGACTAACCGGACGGTGGATAAGGCTATCAGACTGGTGCGTACCGCACTAATCCCTCAGCTTAACGGCACTGTGCCGTTAAAGCCCGATGGTAAGCTCCGCGATGATACCGTAGGCTATTACCAGGACCTTGCGCAGGCCCCCCTCACACAAATGGAGGCTGATGCTGAAATCAGTGCCGGTGAAGCTTTGATCGATCCGAATCAAAATGTTTTAAGCACCAACCAGTTAGTTATATCCATTCGGATTGTACCGGTTGCTATTGCTGAGGAAATCATTGTCAATATTGGTTTAACCACTAATCTAACCTAAAAAATGGCAGTTGTAGGTGTACCCTTAATCAACGGAGTTGAATATACGCATGCCGATATTGTGTGTAACATACTTGGCATTCCTGTGGTTGGTATAACTGCTATCAACTATAGTGATCCACAGACTATAACCCTGAATCATGGCACAGGCACCCTTCCGGTTTCACGAGGATTTGGCCCCGTTCAGCCTCAAGCAAGTATCACTATGATGATGAAGGAGGTTCAAAGGTTATCCAATGCAGCGCCAGGTGGACGTATTCAGAACATTCCGGACTTTGATATCGGTGTGAACTTCATTACAGAAGCTGGTGACTTTGTGCGTCATAGGCTTATTCGTGTCCGGTTTACAGGCCGTAATCCAAATTCGGAAGTGAATAATTCCATGATAGCGGAAGAACTTCAGCTATCAGTTGTTGATATCGATTACAACGCTTAAAAAACTTTTGATTTTATGAATGAAGAAAGGGGTGTACAAGAAAATAGAGAACTAATACCTTCTGGAGCTGCTTATACTTTGAAAGTGTATCTAAATAGAGAAAAGAGCAAATCCGCTACTTTTCATATTAAAGATATCACTGAGGATGTGTATTTAGCCGCAAAAACTCTGACCGACAAAGGCAAAGATTTTGATGCAGTCAGGTTAATGATTAAAACGCTTCACGTTGGTGGTGATTCTGTTGATGTCTTGAAAGATAATATACCCGCCCTTCAATCAGCAACCAGGCTAATTTATGAGATCCTTGCCCCTTTTGATGGAGAGTTAAAAAAAATTAAGATGAATATGCTATTCCCTGCGAGTACGATTCAAATGGGAATGCGATACTCAGGCCAATAGGCGGTCCTCACGGATTAGCGCAGCGTAAAGCGTTAATCCGTTATTATTTTAAGAGCAATCCAAAAACACTATCTGAGTTTGCGGAACAATGGACACAGTTGTATTACGCATTGCAATTTGACAGCAAGATCAAGGAGCTAAAACATATAAAAGGATGAATGAGTCGGCGATATATGAGATAAGACTAAAGGACCGGTTCAGTTCTCCTTTATCAAACCTTGAATCCAGGATGAATAGGTTCGAAGGTAAGGTAACGGGGCTTAAGAGTGTATTTACAGGCTTATCAGGAACCATTGCAGGTGCATTTACTGGCGGATTAGCCATCGCTGGAATAGATGCAATGATAAGTCGATTATTTGATTTTACAAATCAAACTATTGAAGCCACGAGACAATTCGATAATCTTAAAAGTTCTATTGAGTTTGCAAGCGGCACTGATGACACAAAAAATATTGAGTTTTTAGATAAACAATTGATCGACTTGGACTCAATATAAATTCGACCTATAAAGGATTTAAAACTTTATCTGGTGCATTAATGGGCACCTCTTTAGAAGGTGAAAAAGGTCGAGATATTTTCAACGCTGTATCAGAAGCTGCAGCGGTGATGAAGTTATCGGCCGAGCAAACGGAAGGGACTTTTTTGGCTCTCGGACAAATGATATCAAAGGGCAATGTGCAAGCTGAAGAATTGCGGGGGCAATTAGGCGAACGACTACCCGGGGCATTCAACATTTTTGCGCGTGCTATTGGGGTATCAACAAAGCAATTAAACAAGATGCTTCAAGATGGGGAAGTAATTGCAGAAAAAACACTCCCTTTATTTGCGGCGGAGCTTCGCCGGACGTTTTCCCCGGGTGTTTTATCTGCTTCTAATAGCTTTAATGCTAACATGAACAGATTTAACAATTTCCTTTTCAGGGCTAAAATAGAGCTGGGCAATGGGTTGCTTCCTGTCATAAACGATTTTATTAGTGTTATACCGAAACTTGATTTTTCTCCACTCTTATTCACATTCCAGCAACTAAAGGAGGAGGTAACAGGAGTTATGAATGTATTCGATGAACTAACTACTCAAATCGGTGTATCATTTTCCACTTTTGACAAATTAACTATACTTCTCAGATATGTATCGGGTTTATTCCGTGTAGCATGGACTCCTATAAGGATTGGAATTCATGTTTATACGCAACTCATCACATTAATAAAAAACTCCTTTGGAGTTTTTGAGGGACTGGGCAATATAATCGCTGGGACTTTAACGAAAGATTTCACGCAAATCGCTAAAGGCACAAAACAATTAGGTGACGCCGTTGGTAAGATCAGGGAAGATGCCTTAGCTAAGGCTGGAGAGTTTTTAGATAAAGAGATCGAAGGATGGAAAAAGTTATTTGCACCAATAAATGATCCCAGCCAGAACAATTCTTATGCTAATGGTATTACAGGTGATAATGGGGGTGATTCTTCATTATCGACATCTAAAGACAAAACTTCTACAGCTGGAGTGGAGAAAATATCATCAGGAACCAGGAATATAACTGTAAATATCAATAAGCTTATTGAAACTGTGAAGTTTGAAAAATGGAACGGCCAAAATGAAGCGCAGCTCATGGAAATGATAAAGCGCGCCCTGGTGACAGTTGTTAATGACGTGAATATAGTAGCACAATAATGGCGATTGATTTCAATATACCGAGTAGAGGATTACCGTTAACTAACAGGCTGGTAGACAGGTATAATATTACACCAGAGGATAAAGATGAAACCAAATATCAAAGTTATTTAGGAACTCCGGTGTATTCGCCCCTGGAGTTTCTGCGGACATCCGGAACAAGTCTTGATAATTCACTAAATGTGGGTGGGTCAATAGGGGATAATGATGTATTGCTTCGTGTTGATACTGTTTTGATAACAGTCAATCAAGTAAAGAACATAGTTAAAACCCCTATTGCTGGCCGGAATGGAACAGTAAAAGAATACATTTCGGATGGTGATTTTATTATTGACATCCGGGGAGCTATTGTAAGTGAATATCCTTTGGTATTCCCTCGATTTCAGGTTGATCTTCTTATTGAGTTACTAAGTCTACAGAAGCAAATACCTGTAGCGTGTGAATTCCTTTCATTTTTTGGTATCGACAAAGAAACACCAGGAGTCGCCTCTATTGTTGTTGAAAGTTACACAGTTTCCCAAAAGCTGGGAAGTCGTAATGAAGTTCCTTTTGAGATTCAGGCTATAAGCGATTTACCGGAAGAGATTGTTTTAAATCCGAATGTGAATATATGATTCGGTTGAGCACAGTTATGGAAATAGGAAACTATACCTTTCCATTTACAAACGATGTTGAGATCATTTCTACCTGGGAGGAATTGACGGACCGGGCTGTTATTCGTGTTCCACGAAAGATACGTCTCAAAAAGGACGGCCAGTTCACTAATGCCATTACGGCAGGATTTAACGGACTTTGGAAGAGGGGGGATACAGTAAAAATATTCGCTGGTTATGATAATAATAACGACGTTCGATTTGAAGGATTTCTAACGCGGATCAGCCCTAAACTCCCTCTTGAATTTCATGCAGAAGACGGAATGTTCATCCTTAAACAAAAGGTAATCAGCAAATACAGTAAGCCTACTATAAAGGTTGCAGATTTGTTAAAGGATATTCTTCCTGCCGGAATTGAATTTGATGCAGAGGATATAACACTTGGAAAATTCGTGATCGAAAAAGCCACAGTGGCCGAGGTTCTGGATTATTTACGGCGGAAGTTCGGGCTGGCGTGCTTTTTCCAAAACGGTATACTCCATGCCGGATTTGCTTACCGGGCATCATCTATTAGCGATATTGCCACCGGTGATCTGGTTCAGTTTCAGTTTCAAAAAATATCATCGACGATTCTAACCTGGACTATATCCGGGATGATGATGTTCGTCTAAAGGTTACGGCGATAAGCATTAAGCCGGATAATTCACGAAAGGAAATTGAAGTAGGTGATCCGGATGGAGATATACGAACACTTCATTTTTATGACGTGTCGGATGCCGACCTATTAAAGCTTGCAACCGAAGCATTGGAAAAACTCAAATATGAAGGATTCCGGGGGTCTTTCACTACTTTTTTGCAGCCTATGGTAAGGCATGGTATGGCTGTTAAGTTGATTGACCCCCTGATCCCTGATCGCAATGGTGTTTATCTGGTGCGTCAGGTTATTACCCGGTTCGGAATGGAAGGAGGCAGACAGGAAATAACCTTAGATCGAAAAATTGCATGACGCCCCGGGAGGCTATACAAATGATCGTACAGGAGCAGCTGGTAGAAAATCGCTGCCGGGTAGCAAAGGTAAAATCAGTCAATGGTTCGATGTGTACCGTCGAAACACTAGATACTGAAACGGAACTAATCGGGGTAAGGCTTCAAACACAGGCTGGTAACGGTGTTTTGTATACACCTAAAATTGATTCGTTTGTGATCGTCGCACCAATCGATGATTTTGAATATGTCGTCGTCATGTTCAGCGATATCGATGAAATCAAATTCCTGGATGGATCGTATGGAGGTTTAACGAAAACGCAAGAGTTAAAAACGCAGCTTGATAAAACAAATGAGGTCGTACAGGCAATTGTGGACTCCCTGAAGAACTGGACAGTAGCCGCCGGTGATGGGGGCGCGGCATTAAAAGCCTTCTTTAATACTCAACTTGGTAGTAAGGAAGTAGGCGATTATTCAAACATTGAGAACCCAAAAATAACGCATGGCGATATATAGGGTATTGAAAGGAGAAACGATTTACGATGTAGCCTCAAAACTCTACAACGGTGATATCG